GCGCAACACCGGACGGTTCTTCGATGCCTTCCACAAGGACCGGGCGTTCTGGGATGCTCGGTACGTGGACAGTCGCACCGTGGAGGGCGTGGACAAGGCCGTGTACCAGCGCATAGCCGATAAATATGGGGACGACCATGATGTCACACGCATCGAGGTCAAGGGTCAGTTCCCGCGCACCGGGTCGAACCAGTTCATCGGGCGTGAGGTGGTCAGCTACGCGGCCGAGAGGGAACTGGTCCCCGACGACGGAGCGCCGCTGACCATGGGTATCGACGTCGCGCGCTTCGGAGATGACGAGTCGGTGTTCCGGTTCCGGCGCGGCCGGGACGCGCGGACCATCAAGCCCATGCGGTTTCGGGGCAAGAACACCATGGACCTGGCCACCGAGGCGGCCACCGCCATCGAGCGGCTCAAGCCCGATGCGGTGTTCGTTGACGGTGGCGGAGTCGGCGGGGGCGTGGTCGATCGGCTCAAGATGCTCGGGTACCGGGTGATCGAGGTGCAGTCGGGCGAGAAGGCGCTCGATGAAGAAAAATACATCAACAAACGTATTGAGATGTGGGGTGAGATGCGCGATTGGCTTGTCCACGGGTGCATAGACAATGACGAGGCTCTGGCAGACGACCTGACGGGGCCCGAGTATGCGGTGGACCTCAAGGGTCGTTTGAAACTGGAGAGCAAGGACAGTCTCAAGAAGCGAGGTCTTTCATCCCCTGATGATGCCGACGCGCTGGCATTGACCTTTGCTGAACAAGTGTCAAGATTGGACACTGCGACCGCCCGGGCGCGCTATCGCGGATCGAACATGGTGGCCAGTTCCGATTACGATGTGTTCGCTGATTAGATCGTGCAACCAGAGTGGAATAGCCGCTTCGCACCAAGGTATGCGGCGTGTGCTTCCTCCGGGGTATCGAATGTGCCAAGGTAGTGCATCCTCCCACTCACTGCGATTTGCGCTCTCCATTTTTTCCCACTGGGGTGAGTACCGAGAAGGCCAGATGTCTTGTTGTTCACACACGCCCTCTTGACGTTTTGCATATTGATGGTCTGATCAACGTCGCGAAGATTATTGATTCTGTTGTTTGTGAGATCACCGTCAATGTGGTCGATCGCATACTGAGGCCAAAACCCATTGACCCATAACCATGCGACTCGATGTGACAGGTATGTCTTCCCGTCCAATCCAATCGCAAAGTATCCGTCTTGTCTTTGTCCGCCAGCGACACTTCCCACCTTGATGCAATTACTCGTCCGAACCCGCCACACGAACACCCCTGTCTCCGGATCGTAGTTCAGCAGATCACGGCAACGTTCCGCGGTCAGGGTAGAATTGGATTTGCTCATCTGTTGCTCCTTTTCAGCAATGGTGTGGGAAGTGATATCTCGGGCCTGCCAGCCCGGGGTGTTGCGCCATTATACCCCGCGGTGCTACACTGCGCCAACTTGAAGGAGTGCGCCCATGTCTGGACTCTTCGGCTCCAAACCTAAAATTCCAGCCGCCGCTGCGGTAACACCAACAGTTGCGACTCCAGCCGTGGCCGCTGCAGCAGACGCCCAGCGCATGCGCTCCCGTGCCGCCAGTGGCCGTGCCGCCACCATGCTCACCTCGACCGAGGAGCAGGGCACCACCCCGATGACTGCCACCAAGAAGCTCCTTGGCGGGTAACGTGTGGCCAGCCTCTACATCACCGAGTTCCAGGCCAGCGGCAACGCTGAGTCGGGGGCGCAGCTGCAGGTCGGCGTGCAGCCAGCCGTTGCGATGCAGAAGCTCACCTTCACGACCAGCACCCAGAGCGCCGAGTTCGACGACCGGACACGGTTCATCCGGCTGCACACCGATGCCGATTGTCACGTCGTCTTTGGGACGGACCCCACGGCGACCACCAACCACATGCCCCTGCTGGCCGACTCGACCGAGTATTTCGGCGTCGTCATCTCGGGGCTCAAACTCGCGGTGATTGCGGCCTGACCATGCCCTCCCTCATCCAAGACATCGGCACAGGCTACGGCCTGGTCCATGCGAACACGAGCACATCGTGGCGCTGGGAGACGCCGGGGCAGGCGTCGATTCCCGCATCACTGAAGCCAGCGACGTGCGGATCACGGAATCTGGCGATACACGGGTGCCTGAGTAATGGCTAATGTCAAGATCACAGACCTGACCGCGCTCTCCGGGGCGCTGGTGGGTGCCGACCTGTTCGAGATGGTCGATGACGTTGCTGGCACGCCTGTATCGCGCAAGGTGACAGCGGCTGTTCTGCGTGACTTCACCAACATGGCGCAGGCCACTGGAACTGACGCAGACACGACGATGGCGATTAACACGCTGTACGTGGTCGATATGTCGGCATGGGCCACGGCGGACAGAACGTACACGCTGCCAGCGACTGCGGCTGTCGGGGACCGTATCGGCGTGATGGTGACGGCAGGCGATGCATCGCACGAACTCATCATCACGGCGGCATCGGGCGACACGCTGAACGGCATTGCAGGCGGCACAGAATGGTCACGGCTGTTCATCACGGGCGAGGTTGTCGTGATGCGGTGCGTTGCTGCTAACGCGACATGGATGGTTGTGCAGGACGGCAGGATTCCGCAAAAGTGCGACATGGAGCTGACAACCTCCTGCGACGGCGAGGGAATTAATACTTTCACAAGGCCCACTCAATGTTCGACGGCTGGCGTTTGGACTGCTCGCGTGGATGTGGGCTCGCTTGCTTCAGTATCGCAGGACCGAATTACAGTGCGGCGGGCGGGTAATTACAACGTCCTGATTGCCGGACGAGTTAAAGATAGCAGCGCAGACGGAGCGAACTTTAATGTCGCGTGTTACCAAAACGCGGGCGCGACTTTGGTGCTGCTTGGCGGTCAACAACCCGGAGCTATTGCACAGCCAATTGCCTCCAGTGCGCGGCTGTTGCCGTTGGTTGCTGATGACTATTTGGTGTATCAATACCGTACGACGGCTGGGTCACTTGGGCAGCAATCCGGACAAACTTGGTTTGATGTGCTGGAGGTGCTGCCATGAGGCTGGACGCGCCATCCATTCTGATCGGCATGGGGTATTCCATAGACCGTGATTTCGTGGCTTTCCATGAATCGCGGGACAGCGTTGCAATCAAGTGGCTATCCGCACAGCCACAACCCGACGACAAAGCCATCGACGCAGCTGCGCTGGAACTGGCGACCGTGGAGCAGGCCAAAGAGGCGCAAAAGCTCGAATCAGACACAGCCCGCGACGATGCGAAACGCGCACTTGCCGCGCTGGACACGATCATTGCGGGCGCACCGACTGCGACCATTGTGCAACTGCGGACGGCAGTAGAGCAGATGGCGCGGATTCAGAAGCACCATATTCTGGCAACGCTGGGGCGATAGATGGCATATCTAGGCGATTTCACCCTCGGCGACACCCTGGATTTCAAGTTCAGTACGGTCGGCACGACGGGTGCGCCGACGACGCTGGCCGGGACGCCAGCCATTTCCGCGTATGTCGGCGACCCAACTGCCCGAATCACCGCCGGCATCACGCTGACTGTGGACTTCGACGCGGTCACCGGCCTGCACAACGTGCGCGTGGTGGCGTCTGGTGCCAACGGGTACGCGGCACAGACAAACGTCGATCTGGTCATCACCGCGGGCACGGTCGGCGGGACTTCGGTGGTGGGGTACGTGATCGGGTCATTCAGCATCGAGAACCGCAGCACGCAGGCAATCCGGGCTAAGACTGACAACCTGCCGGCAGCGCCGGCCGCAGTGGGCGACATCCCGACCGCCGTGCAGAACGCCGATGCCCTGCTCGGGCGCAACGTCTCCGGGGGCTCCAGCACCGGGCGCACCGTGAAGCAGGCCCTGCACGTCCTGCGCAACAAGAGCGCCGTGGCGGCGGGCACCCTGACCGTATTCGACACCGACGACGCGACCAGCAGCTGGACCGCCACCGTGTCGAGTGATGCCGCGGCTGACCCGATCACGGGTATCGACCCGGCCTGACCATGGCCGACGCCCGGCGCTCGCATGTCGGCTTCTGGTTCGGTGGTCTTGCATCCCCACCGGGCACCGCTACAATCGGCCGACGGTCTCATGTCATGTTCTGGCTCGGGGGCCTGGCGTCACCACCCGGGGCACCGACCGCAGCCCCGCACCGCAGACCCTCGGGGGTCTTCCTGTTCGGGCAAATGGGTCGCCGTGACCCGCGTTACTGAGGATTGAAATATGACTGCAATCTCAACCACAGGCACCCTGACTGCGGGGAGTTCCAAAACCTTCAACCTGGCACCCGGATCAGCGTTGTCGCTGACCCTCTCGCCCAACGTGCGCGTGACCATCACCGAGACCCCGGAGAGCATCGCGGGATCGGGTGTGGGTGGCAATACCACCCGGGTCCATGAGCCCCAGTTGCCCGGCACCTTTGCCTACGGACCCTACGCCATGGGTGGGGTCGTGGTGGTCGCGGTGGCCAGCAACTCGGGGTCAGTGTGGCCTGGACACGCAAGGATACCGTGGTCACGACATCCTCGGATGGCACATCCCTGGTGTCAGGGGATGGGCTTCTTGGCACGCTGCGCACGTCACCGAACTATGTGGCCCTGTTGGGTGACAGTCGCACGGCCAGCAATCGCGCGCTGAACGCGGGCGTAAATCTGGCGGCATGGAACGCCAGCGGGGTGTTTTCTGCCCTTCGCGCCCGCAGTGGGCAGCGGCTGCGAATGGTCTACAACGGCGGCGTGGCCGGGGACCGTACCGACGAAATCAATGTGCGGCTGGAGACGGCGCTGGCCTATTTCCCTGGCTTGGTGATCTATTGGGGTGGCCTGAACGACATCGCGGAGCAATACCCTTCTGCGTCAACATCTGGCGCGACTGCGTTTGCCAACATCCGCACTGCTGGCCTGCGTGCCATTTCCACCGGGGCCGTGTTTTTGGTGTTCACGGAATACCCGGCCACCGGATGGTCTGCGGCGCAAGTCTCGCAGTTGTTTGAACTCAATGCCCGCCTGAGCAATTGGGCGCAGAACACGCCCGGCGTGGTGCTGTTCGATGTCTGCCGGTACATGCTGGACTACACGACAGCAACCGCACCGACGCAGAAAACCGGGTACACCTACGACGGTGTGCATCCGTCAATGAAAGGCGCCTACATCCTTGCCAAGGCCCTGGACGCGCAAATTTCCAGCACGATCCCCAATCTCGGCCCCAAGCGGGTATCCGGCCTGCAGGATGCATTTTCCAACAACCCTTGGGAACTGCTGGCGAACGGCAATCACATCACGACCTCTGGCGGCGCAGGCTCTGGATCGGGCGGGGTAACTGGCACGGTGCCCAGCGGGATGAACATCACCCGATCTGGCAGCACCGTCGCAACCGTGGTTTCTACGGCGGCATGTGCCGATGGCGTGTCGGGTAACGATGCGATCTTTACGATGACCAATGCAGCGGTCAACGATGTGGTGCAGATTCGGCATCTGCCGACGCTGGGCGACTTCGTGCTGGGCGGCACGTATCAGGCCATGTGCGACATCGACGTGAGCGGAACTGCGGGCCTTGACAGCGTGCGCCTGTCGCTGGAATACGAGCATTCGGCGACTGCGTACCTGACCATCGATCAGAACTTTGCAACTGGCGAGCGCCCCGGCATACCGGACAGCGAGACTTTCTCGCAGACGCTGCTGACCGACCCGATCACCATCCCGACCGGCATCACCTTGTCGGCGGTGCGTTGGTTTGTGCAAGTGAAATTCGGCGTCATCGCGGGCGCGGCAGTCGTCAAGGTGCGCAATTGTTCGCTTCGGCGCATTCCTGACTGATTCCATCCCCTGCCGGTTCACATAGGAAAGCACCATGAACAAGATCGAGGAAATGTGTCACCGCTACAACTCCCTCAAGGGTTCCCGTGGCAACTGGGAGTCCCACTGGGAGGAGATCGCAGAGCGTGTGCTCCCGCGACAGATCGGTTTCCTTGGCGCCCGCACCGATGGGGAGAAGAAGTCCCAGAAGATTTTTGATTCCCGGCCACAGATCGCCCTGGATCGCTTCGCCTCGGTCATGGACTCAATGCTGACCCCGCGGCAGTCGAAGTGGCACAACCTTCGCACGACCGACGAAGCCCTGAACCGGCAGTTCGCGGTGCAGGACTGGTTCTACCAGGTCAACAACATCATGCACGCGATGCGGAACTCCCCGAAGGCCAACTTCGCAGGGCAGAACTTCGAACGCTGGATCAGCATGGGTGCCTTTGGCACCGGCTCCCTGTTCATCGACTTCATGGCCGGCGTGGGCCTGCGCTACCGCTGCGTGAACCTGCGCGACACGTTCTTCCTGGAGAACCACCAAGGGATCATCGACTCGGTGTACCGCTGCTTCAAGCACACGGCGCGTCAGGCGGCGCAGCGGTGGGGTGAAGCCAACCTGCCCGAGCGGGTGCGCAAGGCGCTGGAGAACCCCAGCCGCCAGAACGAGCACTTCGACTTCCTGCACGTCGTGGCCCCGCGCACCGACTACGACTCGGGCCGCGCTGACGCCCGGGGCAAGCCGTGGGCGTCCTACTACCTGTCGGTGCCTGACAAGATGCTGCTCGCACCCGAGGGTGGGTTCACCAGCTTCCCGTACAGCATCGCCCGCTACGTCACTGCGCCCGAGGAGGTCTACGGTCGCTCGCCGGCGATGACCGCGCTGGCCGACATCAAGATGCTCAACGAGATGTCCAAGACCGACATCCGGGCGGTGCACAAACTCGTGGACCCGCCGATCCTGCTGCACGACGACGGTATCCTCGGGGGCGGTGCTACGACGATCCGCATGCAGCCCGGGGGCTTGAACCCCGGGGGCGTGAACCGCAACGGTCAGGCGATGATCCAGCCCTTCGGCACTGGTGCTCGGGTGGACATCAACGAGCAGAAGATGGAGCAGCGGCGCACGGCCATCGACGATGCGTTCCTCGTGACCCTGTTCCAGATCCTCGTGGAGACCCCGCGCATGACCGCCACCGAGGCGCTGATCCGGGCGCAGGAGAAGGGTATGCTCCTGACGCCCACGATGGGGCGCCAGCAGTCCGAGGCGCTCGGGCCGCAGATCGAGCGGGAACTTGACCTGCTGATGTTCCACCGCATCCTGCCCCCGATGCCCCCCGAACTGGTGGAGGCCGGGGGCGACTACGAGATCGTCTACGACTCCCCGATGTCCCGCATGGCCCGCGCCGAGGAACTGGTGGGCGTGCAGCGCACCATGGAACTGCTGGCCCCGTTCGCCCAGATCAACCCCGAGGTGCTCGACGTGTTCGACCCCGACGCCCTGGCCCGCCTGACCGCTGAGGTCTCCGGTGTCCCGACCCCGGTCCTGCGCAGTCAGGAGACCGTGAACCAGATTCGTGAGGGCCGTCGGGCTCAGGAGCAGGAGGCCATGGCCATCCAGGCTGCGCAGCCGATTGCCGGTGCGATGAAGGACGCGGCGCAGGCGAACCAACTGCTGCAGGGGGCGTGATGGGGAAGGCTGTGATTACCATGACCGACAATGGTGATGGTATTGACGTGAAACTTGAGTTTGATCCACCTGTTGATGGTGGTGGGCGAATCTCTGGCGCTCAATGGCTTGCTGGTGAAATGCTCAAGGTCGCTCCGAAGATTCTTGAGCAGTCGGGGTCCGACGAGGCATGAACCTGAACCCCATGACTCTCATCCGTCGCCGGGCCTACCGTGCGACGTTCAACACTGTCGAGGGGCGCAAGGTGCTTGCGGACTTGAGGCGTTTCTGTAGAGCCAGTGTCCCCACTGCCGACGTGAACAATGTCCAAGCCACATATCTACTTGAGGGGCGCCGGGAGGTGTGGTGTAGGTTACAGGCTCATCTGATGCTGACCGACGAGGATGTTTTTAATCTGATCGAGGAGTCCCCTGAATGAGCGATACCCATTTCCTGCAGCCGAAGATCACCGACTACCGTCAACTCAGCGAGGCCGAGGTGGCGCTGATGAACGAGGGTAAGGCCCTCGCTGCCGCCTGCGGTGAGTACGTTGCAAAACTCCGCGCAACGCAAGGTCTGGACCAGCGATGGGTGAGCATCGGTGCCACTGATATGCAGACCGGATTCATGGCCGCGATTCGTGGCATCGCGCAACCCACCACGTTTTAACCGAGGATTCTCATGCCTGATACTGCTGCCGCCCTGCTGGGCGATAACGGCGCCCCTGCTGCTCCCGCCGCTGGTGTCGCCCCCACCGCGCAACCGAGTGCCAACTCGGTATGGACTGCTGCGTTCGACGAGGACACGAGCGCCTACGTGAGCAACAAGGGCTGGAAAGAGCCCTCGGACCTGTTGATGTCCTACCGCAACCTGGAGAAGTTTGCCGGCGGCGCCAAGAACCTGTTGGAACTGCCGCCCGAGAACGCCACACCTGAGCAACTCGACGCCTTCTACTCCAAGCTGGGTCGGCCGGCCGACCCCAACGAGTACGGACTCAAGGCGCCCGATGGTGGCGACCCGGCCATGGTCGAGTGGTTCAAGGGCACCGCGCACAAGCTGGGCCTGAGCGCGAAACAGGCGCAGTCCCTATTCACCGAGTTTAATGGGATGTCGGGATCCATGCAGGAGAAACTCCAGAGCCAGATGGCACAGGAGTCCGAGAAGGCCATCGGCACCCTGAAGCAGGAGTGGGGTCAAGCCTACGACCAGATGATCGGTGCCGGCCGGCGTGCCGCCACGGCGCTCGGGTACGACGCTGGTAAACTCAGTGCCATCGAGGACAAGTTGGGCACGGCCGAGATGCTTCGCCTGTTCGCCACCCTCGGGTCCAAGATGGGCGAGGACTCCTTCGCCGGGGAGCGCAGTGAGGGCGGGTTTGGCACCACGCCGGCCGCGGCGAAGCAGCAACTCGCCGACCTGCGCCTGGACAAGGGGTTCATGGACAAGTACCTCTCGGGCGACCGAGATGCCGTGTCTAAGTTCCAGCGGCTCATGGAGGCCGCGCATGCTGGGGCCTGAGGTCCGGCTTGAACTGGTGAAGGCCATGATCCCCGTGGCCAGCCGCCACGGGCTCACCAGCGGCGAAATCGTCACGACTTGCGCACAACTGGAAAAATATGTGCTAGGATTGTCGTCAGTTGGGGAAGCACCGACCCCGACGCCTCGGAAAACGCTGACCCGGCCCGTCAAGGACAACCAGGTTCCAAGTTTTCTGAGCCAATGACCCCACCTCGGGTGGATAAGTCGAACCAAGCCTTCGGTCACTTGTTTCACTTATTCACCTGAAAGGGTCTCATCATGAGCTTCCAAGTCACCACGGCGTTTGTACAGCAGTACACGACCAATGTCGGTCTTCTGCTGCAGCAACGCGGTTCCAAGTTGCGCGATGCCTGCACCGTCGGTTCCTACACCGGCAAAGCAGCCAAAGCGGTCGAGCAGATCGGTGCAGTCACGGCGCAAGCCCGCACCAGTCGTCACGCCGACACCCCCCTGATCTCCACGCCGCACGATGCCCGCTGGGTCTTCCCCACGGACTACGAGTGGGCCGACATGGTGGACGATCAGGACAAACTGCGCATGCTGATCGACCCGACCAGCCCCTACGCTGTCAACGGCGCCTATGCCCTGGGCCGTGCAATGGACGACCTCATCATCACGGCCGCCCTGGGCACCTCGATGACTGGTGAGAACGGTTCCACCTCCACCGCCTTCGCCACGGCCACCCAGCAGATCGCTGTCGGCGGCACCGGCCTGACCATCGCCAAGCTGCGTCAAGCCCGCCGCATCCTGATGGCCAACGAGGTCGATGTCTCCATGGATCCGCTGTACATCGCCGTCACGGCGACGCAGTTGGACGAACTGCTCGGCACGACCGAGGTCACGTCTTCGGACTACAACACCGTGAAGACCCTGGTCAGCGGTGACATCGACACGTTCCTCGGGTTCAAGTTCATCCAGTGCGAGCGCCTGGGTGTCGATGGTTCTGGCGACCGTCGCTGCATCGCATGGGCCAAGAGCGGCATGCATGTGGGCATGTGGAACGACATCAACACCAAGGTCAGCGAACGGGCCGACAAGTCCTACGCCACACAGGTGTATGTCAAAGGGACCTTCGGTGCCACCCGCACCGAGGAGAAGAAGGTTGTTGAGATAATCTGCAACCTCTGATAAGGAGAACACGACATGGCACGCACTTACGCAACTGAAGCTGCCGGCTTCGGCACGACCCCTGAGACCAAAGCGGATGGGGGTATCCACGGTGGCCGTCTGCGCCGCTTCCGCGCATCGTTCCCGCTGGCCGCACAGGCTTCCGGTGACGACATCGTTCTGGCCAAGATCCCGGCCGGCTACCGCTTCGCCTTCGGCATCATCAACGCTTCGGCGACGATGGGTGCCTCGGCAACGGTGGCCATCGGTATCGCTGGCGCCACGGGCAAGTACCGCGCTGGCGCCGTGTTCACCGCTGCAGCACCCACGCTGTTCGGTGTCTCCACGGCAGCGGACGATGACGCTCTGACGGCCGAGGAGACCGTGCTGCTGACGGTCGGCGTGGCCGCGCTGCCGGGCTCGGGCACGGCCTACGTGGACCTGTACTTCTCGGCACCTTAAGGAGAGGCCCGTGCCCAGCGTTGTCGATCTGTGCAATAGCGCCCTCGACAAGGCGGGGCACGGTGCCATCACGAGCCTTGAGGACAACACCAAGGCTGCGAGGCTCTGTCTTCGCAACTGGCCCCTGGTGCGAGATCGCGTGCTGCGTTCGCACCCCTGGAACTTCGCCGTCAAGCGCACCACGCTGGCGTCGAGTGAGACGGCCCCGACTTGGGGGTTCACGGCGAAGTTTCCTCTCCCTTCCGACTTCCTGCGGCTGCTCGAAGTCCGTGACCTGTCGACCGGTGAGTTCCAGGTCGAGAACGGGTTCATCCACGCTGACGCCACGGTCCTGTACATCCGGTACATCTCCCGCGTCGAGGACCCCAACGTCTACGACTCCCTGTTCGTCGATACGGTCGCCACGCGCCTGGCCGCTGAGTTGGCCGAGCCCCTGACCCAGAGCACCACGAAGAAGAAGGCGCTGCTGGAGGAGTACGACGTGTTCCTCGACGACGCGAAGCGGGCCGACGCGCAGGAGAACCCGCCGATGGTGTTCGAGGAGGATGAGTGGATTGAAGTGAGGTACTGATGAAGGCTTCACCCGGTCAAACCTCCTTCAACGCGGGGGAACTGTCCCCGCTGCTCAAGGGTCGCCCGTCGCTTGACAAGTTCAAGAACGGTTGCGAGACGATGGAGAACTTCATCCCGCAGATCCAGGGGCCGGCACGCAAGCGCCCCGGCACCCGGTTTGTGGCCGAGGTCAGGGACGCCGCAGGCGCGGCGCGCCTGCTCCCTTTCGAGTACAGTACCACTCAAGCCTATGTTCTTGAGTTCGGTGATCTCTACGTTCGGTTCTACCTCGACGGGGGTGTGGTGGAGTCGAGCCCGGGGACCCACTATGTGGTGGTCAGTCCCTACACCTCCGCGCAGGTCGGCTCTCTGGAGTACGCTCAATCGGCTGATGTGATCTACATCACGCACCCCGACCACCCTCCCTACAAACTCGCCCGTGTCAGTGCCCTGTCGTGGACCCTGACTGCGGTCACGTTCGCCTGGCCCCCGTTCAACGACGAGAACACCGGCACCACGACGCTGACAGCCTCGGGCCTGACCGGGGCCATCACGCTCACTGCGTCCGCGAGTCTGTTCGTCGCTGGCGACGTGGGCTCGTACTTCAAGATCAGCGAGGTCAGCGCCTCGAAGTACAACCAGTGGACAACTGGCGTGTCGTACCGGGTCAACGACATCGTGTACTACCTCGGGAACATCTACCAGTCGGGCACCACGGCAGCGGCTGGCACCCGGCCCCCGATCCACACGACTGGAGCCGAGAGCGACGGTGCCGTGACCTGGACGTTCCTGCACGATGGCGCCGGGTATGCTCAGATCACCGGGTACACCAGCGCCACGCTGGTCAACGCCACGGTCATCAAGCGCCTGCCGACCACCAGCGCCACGACCCGGTGGTCCGAAGGCGCCTGGAGCGCACGACGCGGCTACCCGCATGCCGTGACCTTCTACGAAGACCGCCTGTGGTTCGCCGGGTCGGCGTCCAAGCCCCAGACCCTGTGGGCCTCGTGCTCGGGTGACTACGAGAACCACAAGTACGGCACCAACGACGATGATGCGTTGAACTACACGATCAACACGCAGGACATGAACACGATCGAGTGGCTCGCGCCGACCAAGGTGCTGGCCATCGGCACGGCCAACGGTGAGTTCACCCTGAGTGCCACCCAGATCAGTGACCCCGTGACGCCCACGAATGTGAAGATCACGCCGCAGACCACCTTTGGCAGCGCAGCCGATGTGAAGCCCCTGCGCGTGGGCTCGGTGATCCTGTTCCTGCAGCGTGCGGGGCGCAAGCTGCGTGAGTACGCCTACCAGTTCGACACCGACTCGTTTGTCGCCCCGAACATGAACGTGTTGGCCGATCACGTCACCGAGTCCGGTGTCGTGGAGCTTGCCTACCAGCAGGAGCCGAACCAGATTGTGTGGGCAGCACGCGCCGACGGGGCGCTGGCCGGCATGACCTACGAGCGTACCGAGGACGTTGTGGGGTGGCACCGGCACTCCATCGGCGGCGGCATCGTGGAGTCCGTGGTCAACGTGCCCCACTGGGACGGGGATCAGGATGTCCTGTGGATGATCGTGCGGCGCACCATCAATGGCACCACGGTGCGCTACGTCGAGTACGTCGAGAAGTACATGACCGACGAGTATGCGTTCTTCGTGGACTGTGGGTTGACCTACGATGGCTCCCCGGTCACGGCGATCAGCGGACTCGACCACCTCGAAGGCGAGGAGGTCGCGGTGCTGGTTGATGGCGCAGTGCATCCGAACCGCACGGTGTCTGCCGGCGCGATCAACCTGCAACTTGCCGGGTCCGTGGTCAACGTGGGTCTGCCCTACACGGCCACGATCAAGACCATGCCTGTGGAGGCTGGGTCGCAGGACGGCACGGCGCAGGGTAAGGAGCAGCGGATCAACAACGTGGTACTCGACCTGTTCGAGACTGGTGCTGGTCTGTGGTACGGGCCGAACACGACCGACATGGACGAGTATGCTGTGCGTAGTTCAAGTCACGACATGGATGAGCCCGTACCCCTGTTCACCGGGCAGACGGACCTGCTGGCCTGGCCGGGTGAGTACGAGAAGGGCACCCAGATGGTCGTGCAGCACCGACTCCCGCTCCCCTGCACCGTGAGGGCACTGCTTCCGCAGATGCACACTTATGATCGTTAGGCCCTGGCAGCTTCACGACACGGTACGCATCGCCACACAGCCGGCGCAGCAGTATCTGCACCGCATCGTGGACGTGCGGGCCGACTTCACCGAGTTGTCGGAGCGCGGCCTCGCGTGGACCGCGGAGCACGATGGCAAGATCCTCGCCATTGCGGGAGTCGAGCCACAGTGGGAGAATCGG